TTTAATGTAAATTTATTTTGTATTGTAATATTGTTATTTTCTCTACTAGGAGCTTCTCCTCTTCCTCCACTCATTTTTTCAGATATTTGTTCTTCTCCACCACCACTAAATGCCCCAAAGCTTGCTGCTATTCCTAAACCAGCAATAATAGCAGCAGCACCCCCAATAATAAAGGGTGTTGCTGCTCCAAAAGTAGAAGCTGAAGCTGCTATAGCTTCCGCAGCTGCTTTTTCTTGAGCAGTTCTGGCTAGTATTTTTTGTATTCCTACCTGTGCACTTAATTGGGTTGTTTGTAAAGCTAATTGAACTCCTGTTGTAGCTATACTAACTGCTATTTTACCAACCCAAAGTCCGCCTATAATTCCTAGTAAGGCCTTAGCTCCACCTAAGGCATCAACAAAATCAATAGCTTTTCCCACTAAATGAGTCATAGGTTCTACCATAGTAGAAAATAATTCTAGTGTTTTTTCAACTAAAGCATTCATTTTATCTTGGCTAGCTAATTGAGATTGGTTAGCAATCATTTCTTCTGATGTACCAGCTCTTCTTAATTCTTGTAAAAATTCTTCAGATTTGCCTTCTTCAGCTGCTATTCTTCTTCGTTCATTCAGTGCTTCTAAAGAATTGTCTCCTGTTTGTTTTAATAATTCTTGGGTTTTTAAAGTATTAGCTAATTCATCAGCACTCATTCCTACGGCTTCAGCATAAGCTTTTTGTTGAAGAACGTTTAATTTATTGAATTCTTCTAAACCACCAATGTTAGCCATTAGTTCTTCAGCAGCTTTAGCACTATCACCCATTAAAGCATAGTATCTTGCTTGTTCTAAATTAATAGCTTTACCAGTTAACAATTCAGCTTCTAATTCTTTAGCTAAACTGTCACTAAAATTTAATAATTTATTACTAGAAGTAGCCGCTTGTTCTAAATTCATTCCTAGCTGTTGTACTTTAACTACAGCCTGTGCTATTAATTCTGGGTTGTTTTTATATTGTGATGCTAATTGTCCACTTACTTTGGCTACATCTGCTAATACTTTTTTGTTGTCTAAGTAAATTCCTGTTTGTTTTCCTAATCCTATTACTTGATTATTAACACTATCTACTATTTCTTTATTTGTTTTTCCTGACACTAAAGACAACTGTTGTACTTTAACAGCGTCTTCTACTTCAAGACCCATTATTTTAGTTAAGAAATTTTGGTCTCTTAAACGTTCACTACTGTACATAGCAGCAGTTCCTAATGACTTATTTAAGGCAGTTTGAGCTTCTAACGCATTTTTTCTTGTTTGAACATCTTGAGTTCCATATGATGCTAATGTTCCTGCTTTAGCTGACTGGTCTGCTACATCTCCAGCTATTTGTTTAGTTACTTCTCTAGTAGTTCCTAACTGTTTAGCACTATCTACAAATATTTTATTTAAATCAAATGCTCCTTTAATTACAGCTCCTAAAGTAATTTTTTGTAAACCAAAAGCATTTCCAATTTCTGTAGATATTTTAGAATATTGATTTATATAAAACACATTTTGTTTAATGCGTTCTAATTTTTGTTCTTCTGCTTTTAAAATAGCTTCGTCCTGTTTTAATTGAGCTTCTTTTTTAGCTCTTATTAATTCTTCGGCTGTTAATGCTTGTTTTAAAAAGTTAACTTGTAATTTGTGATTTTGAACATAGTCATCATAAATTTCTTTTTGTTGAGTAGTTAATGCTAATTGAAATAAAGCTTCTGCATTTACGTCGTTAACTAGTTGGGCTAATGTGGCTTGATCTCCAACAATTAAATCATAAGACTGAAGTTGTTGTCTTAAAGCGTTAACTTGGTCATATTGTAAATCTAAAGAAGCTTGAGCTCTATTAATTCTGTTTTGATCTCCAGATATTTCGGCATCTTGTAATTTTGACTGGTAAGATGCAAGAATATTTGTTTCTTCTCCTAATTTTCTTCTTACAGAAACAGATGTTCTAATAGCTTCAACATAATCATCAATGGTTTGACTTTGACCTTTTAAAGATGTTGATTGTTGATTAATTAAACTAGTAAGTTCTGTTTGTTTATTTAATGCTTGGTCGTACTTATTTAGAATTTTTCCAAAAGTTTCTAAATTTTCAGCCATGTTACCAAAAGCTTTAGCTTCGGCAACCTCTTTCATTGAACTTACAACATTTTTTAATTTTTCGTTGAGTGATTCTGCAGCATCTATTAAAAGTTTGACCTCATCTGGGGTATACGCCATGTTAATAAATATTTAATTTATGATTTTTTTACTTTACTAATAAAATCAGGTACATTAGCTTGTTTAGTGTATGATTTAGCATCCATAGTATTAGATCCTTTTGTTGATTTTTCTTCATGTTCTCGTTTTTTCTCTAAAAAGTCAATAATTTTACGAATGTGATATCTTCTAGTCATTATAGGCATATTCCACACGTCTCTATACGAAAAACCACCATTTCCAAAATAAACTAAATCATGGACTTCATCCATGAATATTGATCTATATTCTGGCGTCAGGGTAAAGAAAGTTGATATTCATTGGAATTGAAACGCCCTCCACAACGTCTCCTTTTGAATCTTCATAACTAAAAGTCATTTCAAGATCAGGTGTAATTTCGTTAATGTATTTACGGAGAGCGCGTGAGTCTTGTAACATCATGTTATCTACGAAATAACGAATAGTTTCATCACGAGAATCGCCGTTTATCGCGATAATTGTGTGTTTTAAACGGGTAGTTATATCAAAACTATCGTTAGGATAAGCTTTTTTTAGTCCCTTAATTTCGTCATTAATTCCCTTTTCGTCTTTAGAACTTAACAATTTAAAAGTAGCTGTTACTTTACTTTGGGGAAGGATAAAAGTAAATTCATTTTTTCCTTTAACAAATAATTTTTCATCAAATTGTTTGTTTTGTAATTTACTTAAGTCAACAATTGTTTTAACTCGTTTTCCGTATTTGTCTGTAAGTTCTATGTCATAATTAGCTCCATAACCTAAAATACGAGCCGCAAATAAAATAGCATTTTTATCACCTGCTATTAATTCATCATAATCAACTTTACCTACAATCATACTTTGTAAGAGTTTATCAATTACAATTCCTTTTTCAATAAAGTTTGTGTTAGTTAAAATGTCTTCTTCTTTAGCAGACATGTACTTTAGTTCAATTGTTCCTGAACTTAATGGACTGGACTCTAGATAGATTAAACCTTTACTAGGTAAATCTATAACTTCTGTTGGAAATTTAAATTCGCTCATAATAACTTATTTATAATAAATATATACAAATAAAAAAAGTCTGGCAAAAGCCAGACTTTCTTTGTACCTTTTGAGTATATATTTTAGTAATTCAGGATACAATAATCCATAGCGATGGTCAATGAAATGTCTTTCAACGATTCACCTTGACTCCAATCACCATCACCAAAAGTAGCTTGTTTAATAAACGCACCTTTAATGATCCATTCACCCACAACATCACCAACAGGACCTAATTCACTTAATGTAATGTCCTTTTTGTAGAAATCTGAGTAACCATCACGGCCTGTTACTGATTCATGTGATAAACGAACCCATTCCATTACTACCTGTTCACCTGAAGGTGTTACGGGATCGTAAAGATTCATTGTCATGTCTTGCCATTCAGCTTTTCCCTTAATTTTACGGTATACGTTAATATGATCAACTTTAATTGAATTTAAGTTAATATCAGGAAATTTTACTTTATGAACTAAGTAAGCAGGAACACCTTGAATAGTCATTAAAAAGCGGTTTTGAACTTTTGGTTCAAAAGCTGTAAACATTATTTCGTTAGGGTTTAATACTGGCATTGTCTTATGTTTTTATCTTGTTATAAATATGTTAAGCTCCAAAAGTCACACCAGTTGGGGTAATGTTAAAGGTAATGTAGATAAATTCAACTGTTTTAGCAGGTTGAATGTAAATAGCTCCTACCAATTGGTTTCTGTCAATTACATCAGGAGTGTTGTTACTGTCATCCATTATTACCTTATATGCATAAAGACCTTGTCTTTGTTGCACTGATTCCATGTATGGGTTAACTTGTGAAACGAAGTTATTTCTTGTAGTTAAAGTATTTTGTTCGAATAATAAGCTTTCAGCAACTACTCTAACATATCTCTTTAAGTTAATCAACAAACGACGAACGTTAATACGATCAAGAGCTGAAGCTTTAGTCTGTAATGTTTTCTGACCATAAGCTACTAAACCAACACCAGGGAAACTAGCAATTGGGTTAACTTTGTTTTGATATAAAGTATCGCGATCGTTTGTGCCTAATTTTCTTTCAGCTTGTAAAGCACCAGCAACACCACCTCTGTTTAAACCAGCAGGAGCGAACCATTCAGCACTTACTCTGTCGTTAAATGCATAAACACCAGGCATTACTGTTGAAGCTGGAACCCATACTAACTTACCTGTAGCTGCACTTAATACTTGAACCCAAGGCCAGTAAGCAGCAGCATAGTTTGTATTTAATTGGTTAGCTAAAATACCAGGAGTATTAATCGTAGCTCCATATCCTACTAAATCAGTAATATAGAAACAATCACCTCTTTCTTCAGCCATAGTAATATATTGAGATACTACGGTTGATTGATATTGTTGTGTAATACCAGGAGCTGAAATTAATTGGAAGTTGTATTCATCTGGGTTAGCTAAAATATCATCAACTATAGTATAGTCAGATGCTACTAATCCTTGAGTAACTGTACTAATGTTTTGATATAAGTTAGTTACATAATTTAAGTCATCTCCTATAGCTCCACCAAAACTACCTGATCCAGTTGTTGGAATTGAATTGTAGTATTGAGTTTTTGCAACACCATTGTTGTTGAAATAGTTATAAGTTGGTGTTAATACTTCTTTTACTCGTACATAGCGAGAAGCATTAGCATATGATCCACTATTTTGAATGTAATATTGACCTGTTGAGCTATCATAAGCTACGGTTTGGCTATAGTTACCTACTACTGCTTCAATGTAATTAGCTTGGTTAGGATCTAAACTTACGTTAGTGAAACTTTCTAATACGTTAGGATTTGTTGTTGTATCATTACCTTGACGAATCAATAATGTAAATGTACCACTAGCTGTATCAGGACTAACAATCTGCCATCTTACGTTATCTGCACTACCACTTATTAAGGAACCATTTGTTTGAGATCCTTGGTTGTTATTCATGATAATTCCTTCAGAAATAGTTTCTAAAGTAAATGCATATCCTGGGTTTCCGTTAGCACCGTTTGCTAAAGTTCCTAATAAACCTGCGCCACTATCTACATAGCC